GTAAAGATGGGCAAGAAAGTGAAAACCCTTTAGCACCAAAACCAAGTGATGTAGGAGTGAGCAAATGAAACTAACACAAGATAACTTTGATATATTAGTAAAAAATCTAAATCATAAAATTACAAATGTAGAAGCAGATATTAAGTGGATGAAATATATAATTTATTACATGGCAGGGATTATGACTTGTGCATTTGTAGGAGGTTTATTCTAATGGGAATCTTTGGATCAATAGTAAATGTAGCTAAGAAAGCAGTGAGTACAGTTGGAGGTGCAGTTAAAAGTGTAGCAGGTGCAGTTAGTTCAGTTGCAAGCAAAGTTGGGGGTGCAGTTAGTTCAGTTGCAAGCAAAGTTGGGAGTGCAGCAAGTAGTGTAGGAAGTGCAATTAGTTCTGGAGTAAGTTCAGCTAAAAGTACACTAAGTAGTGCAGGAAAAAGAATGGAAAGTGGAGCAAGTAAAGCAAGAAGTACTATTTCAAGTGGAGCAAAGTCTGCATATGAATTTGCAAAGAGAGATATTAAAGGAGAAACTTTCACAACAAATAAAGATGGATCTCCTAAACTTGATTCAGAAGGAAACCCTATTAGATTATTACAAGGCACAGTTCCTATAGGTCCAGCAGGAATAACCAGTGGAGCAAAGGCAATAAAAACATTTTTTGGAACTGCAAATAAAGCAAACAAGGCAAGGTCTGTAGCTAATACAGCTAATGCATTTGGAAAGTCTACTTCGTCAGTTCAGAAATTAGTTGATAAAGCTCTATTAAATAAAGAAGTTGCTAAGATAGCAGCTGCAAAAAGCCCAGCACAATTTGCTGCAAAAATGGGTAAGTGGGTATTAGGAGGAGTTGCAGGAGCAGACATATTAGTAAGTTGGTATGCTCTGGATAATGTTATCACAGGACAAAAGTTTTTCTTAAATGATTTATTAAGTGGTGTACAAGGAAGAACAGTTACTCCAGAAGCAGCAGAGGAAGCAATAGATGAATCTCAGGCTACAAGAGATAAAGCAAGGAGTTTTATTAATTTATCTACAAGGATCAATCCTCTTTTATGGGCATTTAGAAGTTTAATAATGACTGGTATAGATGCAGATGACAATGCAGCAGCACTAAAGATTGCAGAGATTAAAGCAACTTCAGAGGAAATGGCAAGTGCAGATTATGAATCAGAGGATGACAAATTCTCAAGACTAAGAGAAGAAGGTCAAACTCAATTTGAAGAAAACCAACAAACTATTGCAAATGCAAGAGAAGAAGCAAACAGGGCTTATGATAAAAAGAGAGAAAAATCTGATGATGAATATTACACTTCAAAAGAGGAAAGTGATGCTGACTTTAGAGAGAAAACCCTCTTATTTGAAGCCATAAGAAAGAGAAATAGTGGGCAGAATCTTACTCCAGAGGAAGTAGCTCTATTAGAAAAGTATGGACTATCTGCTCAACAAGCAGACACAGGAGGAAGAAGTGCTTTAAATTTCGGAATGTTCAAATGATAATTAAATTACAGGAGGATAAAAATGTATACAGAAAAAGTTGAAGCGGAAAAAGTTGAAAAGGTTGAGGAAGAAAAAAAGCCAGAGCCAACAGAATCTGAGAAAATGAAGATAGAAAATGACAGGCGAGAAGAAATCTTAGTCCAGGAAACTTTGTTACAAGAACAAGCAAGACTAAGTGGAAGGGCTCTTGCAGGAAGTCAACCAGCACCCAAAGAAACAGATGATGAGAAATGGGCAAGGGAAGCAAAAACAAGATACGCTGGAACTGGAATAGATCCCACAGAATAATGGAATTAAAAAAAGAACATTGGGTAAAAGCAAAAGCAGATAATGAGAATTTGATACTACAATGCCAAATGCAAATAGAGATGGCAGAAAATATTTTAGTATTAGTGGAGGAGAAAATAAAGGCTTTTCCAGAGGAGAAACAAAAATAAGTCGCAGGCATCGTTCCTCGGCCTACTTTGTTATTTTTGGAGAAAGTTGTTAACATCAAAATCACTTCCCCCTCGTTTGAGCAACTATTGACCGCTTGGAGTTTTAGCATACATTTATATACTTCTTTATTTTCTTCTTATCATGGCAATCGCAACATGCATCATAGCACCAGAGAATATTGTTACCAGAGTATGTGCTGAAGCTACACCTATTCCTAAAGGAACAGTCATGAAACTAACTGATACTAACACTGTTCAAGCAAGTGCAGCAAGTAATGACCCTTATGGTGGAATTACTATTGAGGAATTTAAAGGTGGTGAAGGTTTAACTCATGTAGCTTGTGCATATAATGATGGAGTATTTAATATGACAACTACAGCAGTAGCAATCGGAATTGGAGTTCCAGTAAGTATTGGTGGAGCTAACGCAGTAAGAGCATTAATTGAAGCAGATGTAGCACTTGGATGTAAAGTAGGTGTTGCAGAGGAAGTCAGGACTGGTACTGATTTAATAAGAGTGAGGTTACTTGGAGCATAATGGTAGATACATTTAGTGAGGCAGACAACAGAAAACAAGTATGGGAAAAAGACATTAAAGGTTTTGCTAAGAAAAGATATGTAATGAAAGAACTTGTAATGAACTTACCAAGTAATGCTTGGACTAATTCTTTTTATCAAAAAACAGCAACAAGTTTAACAGCAAATGGACTTGGCTCAGATGTTGAAGGTATCCCAAGAGGTGGAGAATTTCCATTCATGGAAAGAGGAACTACTCTTAAAAACGCAGTAATCACACAACATGGAGCTGAAGGAATAATTTATTGGCAAGATATACTTACTTCTAATATTGCAGTGGAGTCAGAAACTATCTCAGACATAACAGATGGAGTAGTTTACTCAGTAGATAAAAGAATTTATAATACATTAACAGAGAATGACGCAGGTGGAACTATTAACACCGTAACAATCACAGCAGGATATGAATGGGATTCAGTTACAGTAGCTAACAGAAACCCATTTTATGATATAATGAGATGTGTTGAAGCAATCCAAACAGACAGATACCCAATACTTACAAGTGGAATGGGTTTTGTAGCAATGAATGAAGCAACTTATACTTACTTAATAACAAATTCTAAAGTTTTAAATCATCCAACTTGGAAACAAGCAGAAGGAATAATCAAGAATGGAAGACTTGCAAGTATTGGTGGATTAACAATTTATGTTACTCCAGTTGTTACAAATGATAAAGTCTTAGTTGGAATGGCAAAGAAATGTGCAACTTGGAGACAAACATCACCTTTAACAGTTGATGTAATTAAAGACCCTCAAAAGAAATATACAATTAGAGCGTCTGAAATTGGTGTTTGCCAGTTAACAGACCCAGAAAGTCTATGTCTTTTGACAAATGTGAGGAAGTAATGAAATCTGAACAAAAGAAGTTGTATGACCACTATCTTAATCTTTCTATAAACGGAACTACTGAAATTCAAAGAATTAATTGTAAAGGATATGCTGAAGAAATTTTAAAATCTTTTCCAGAATTTAAAGAAGTTCCTAAAGTTCCTAAAGTTCCTAAAGTTCCTAAAGTTCCTAAAGTTCCTAAAGTTCCTAAAGAAGTTCCTAAAGTTCCTAAAGTTCCTAAAGAAGTTCCTGAAATTAAACCTAAGGAGAAGAAATAATGGTTGCAGCAACTGGTGATGAACCAAATGTACAATTAGTTCTTCCTAATGTTTCTACTGTAGCAAGAGATTTAATGGTAGCAGAACTTGGTACAATAATTTTTAATATCACAACAGCTAAAATAAATGTATGTGTAGTTGCAGTAACTGTAGGTGCAGGGTCTTGGGAAGCCGTAAACTCATCATAATGGCACTTAGGAGACCAAAATGTGCAACTTACTACAATGTATCGCAAATAGTTGGGAGGAGGTAGCAACATAATGGCAGTAGATATAATAACAGACCACTCAGAGTTTACTTCTAAATTAAGAAATTTAGCCGTTCCATTAGTTGCAGATGATATAATGTCCGTAGATAAAACTGGTTATGCCATAGTTGTTAAGGCGGCATAATGGTATCAGTTAAACGACAGCTTAAACCAACTTCTTTCAAAGGGCAAGCTCTTAATAAATCTAAAGGTATCTTTGATGATTATGCAGTTAGAAAGAACTTAGCTACAAGAGAGGGAACTGTTGAGAAAGTACCTGTAAATGATTCTGATATTGCTAATAAAAAATATGTTGATGATACTGCAGGTGGTGGTGGAGCACCAGAAGGTACAGCCGTATTATCTACGGGAGAAGGTGGGGCAACACAATTTTTAAGAGAGGATGGGGATGGTACGTGTTCATGGCAGACCCCGGCAGGTGGTGGTGATGTAAGTGCCACAGCTAATCTAACAGATGAAACACTTATTCAAGGAGACGGAGGAGCTAAGGGAGTTAAAACATCTACGGAAACAATAGCACATATAACCACAGCTTATGACCATTCACAAGATAATACTCAGGCTCACTCAGATTATTTATTAAACACAGGAGATACAGGCACAGGAGATTATATTTTTTCTATGACTGATGACACAGCAGACAGCTTTACAATACAACAAGGAGCAAATCATTATATGTGTTGTGATACAGTAAATGGCTCAGAAAAAGTTGTGTTTGGATGTGGAGCAGTGCCAACTATTTTAACAGTTGAA